GTAGGCTTATCGTCTGCGAGTGGCTTTAGCTCTGTAGCCGACGAGATGGATATGAGCGAGCGCCAAACTATTAAGCGAGTAATAAAGCCAAAGCAGGATTTTATTATCGAGGCTTTGGAGGAGGTTTTAGTACATTACGGTATTAACTTAGATTTATACTTTGCGCCTTTAACAGAGGAGAAAATAGAAGTTAAAGAGGAAACCGCAGAACTTAGCTCTCACGTATGCATGAGCGAGGACTCAGAGCTTGAGATGTTACTAGAAAAATACGCTTTAGACGCTCCAGAGGGTTACGAGTTAACAGACGGCAAAGAGTACGACGTAAAAATGTCTGCTAAACAAACTAGCGAACAAGATACAAAGCTATGGAAAACTCGCTACGCCTATACAGTAGGAACTAGCAAAACTCCAAAGGGTGCGTCTAGAACTTTTTGTAATAAAATGATTTCACTATCCGATAGCGGCAAAGTATACCGCAAAGAGGACATCGAATTAATGAGTATGCAGGGAGTAAATGGCAAGTTTGCGCATAGTGGAGGCAAATATGACATCTTTCTTTATGGTGGAGGCGTTAATTGCTATCATCGTTGGGAACGCAGAGTATTTAAAAAGAAATTAAACGAAGACGGAAAGCCTAAAGGCGGAAACGCAATGCAACAGACTACTGCGGTAAACGTAAACGAGGCAAAAAGACAAGGTTATAAGCCTGTAAAAAATGCTAAAGACGTAGCAATAGCAGAAATAGATAAACCAAATAACGGCAGATACAAATAATATGGCAGAATTTCTATTTATATCCCCGACAGAGATAAAACAGTCAACCGTAGTAGGCGGAGGAGTGGACGATGACAAGTTTGTATTTGTAATTTCAGACGTAATGAATACAACAATTTTGCCATTGTTAGGACAGGAACTTTACGACGTAATACTAGCAGGCGCAGACGCAGGAAATTTAACAGGATTATACCTTGAATTATACACTAAATATGTGCAACCGATAACCAAATACCAAACGGTGGCAAATTTTGTACTAATTAGCAACTATATGGTAGCAAATGGCGGCTCTGTTTCGCATACCTCAGATAACGCTCAGTTAATGAGTGCGGAGGAGTTGACTAGATTGTCAAATACTTATGCAGGCATGGCAGATACGTTTATAGATAGGTTTGAGGATTGGATAGTATTGAACCATTTAGACGAATATAAGACAACACAGGACGGCGTAGACGCATCAAAGCACGTATCTAATAGGAGCGGGTGGTATTTCGGTAATCCGTCTAATAGAATACAAAACCCGTATCCACAGAGTCCAGACGATATAATCTCTTATTAATATATGGCAATTTGTAGCATACAACGCGGATATACTGAATCCTGCAAAGACTTTCAAGGCGGCATCGACAAGCTGTATCTATTCCCTTACGTAAAGTATGGGGTTAGCGATGTATTGTTTGGAGGTTTCTCTAAAGGACGAAATCCAGACGCTCAAGATATTACTCAGTTTCCACAAACTACGATATATGAGTACGAGGCTGTAAATATTAGTTACTCAGAAAACGCAAGCGTAACAAACGGCGGCGTAGAGTGGTCTCAAGACTTGAGCTTTACAATACCTCGTAGTTTTGTAGATTTAAACGTATATAAGTTAATGAGGCAAGACTATTGCGCTATCATTTTAGACCGTAACGGTAACTATAGAATCATAGGACTATGGAACGGCGGCGAGGTTACAATAAGCGCAGGAACGGGAGGCGAAAAAAGCGCCATGAATGGCTCTACAGTAACGCTAAAAGCTAGAGAGAATAACCAAGCGTATTTTTTAAGTAACTTTAACACAGATTTTACCGTATTTAATAACGAAAGTATCAATTTCTTAGAGTTTTTTGTAAATACAGATATTATAGCAACCTCAGACTTTTTTAATATTACAACGGGCGCAGGAACTTTCCTATATAATGTAACAACAGACGAGGGATATAGCGCTACAGGATTAACGGGCGACCATTTAATCACGTTCCCGTCTGGCTCTGGCATTCACAAAGTAAGTATTTCGGGTGTATTTCCTGCGTTTGATTTTACAGGTAATGCGGATATACTTAAAATAATAAATATATCTAATTTCGGGATATACGGACTAGGATCTACTAGTCAAGAGGACGCTTTTAGCGGTTGCACAAATTTAACTATTACAGCAACAGACGGAGGAAACTTTGGAAACGTTGTTAATTTCGAGCAATCCTTTGACGAGTGCGAGGCTTTAACAAGTTTCCCTTTAATAGATACGGGCAAAGGCGAGGATTTCGATAGTACTTGGCAAGACTGCGCAGTTTTAACGGACTTCCCATTGTTAGATTTTAGTAGCGGTACGTCTTTTATTTCAACGTGGCAAGATTGTCTTTTACTAAATACTTTCCCGTCTAACGCTTTTGATAATTGCACAGCGACGAATTTCACGCAGGCTTTTAGAAATACAGGATTAAATACGCAGTCAATAGATAACATACTCGAAAGCCTAGACGTCGCAGGACAGATTAACGGAACTTTTGACCAAACAGGAGGGCAAGCTCCTAGCTCTGTAGGACTAGCAGCAAAGGCAAGCCTAGAGGCTAAAGGATGGACTATAACAGTAACAACATAATAAATATATAAAAAATGAAAATTTACGTCGATACAGTAACAAAAGAGCTAGTTTTAAACAACGGAATCGAATACCGCTACCCTGCGTATTGTGAAATCCAAAGACAAAAGCAAGGGGATTTTATTATCATTAAAACAACTAATAACGTTAGTGTTTTAGATAAAACAATTTACTCGGATTTACAAGACGAGGCAGGCACAGCATACGCAAGTTTTGCAGCTTTAAAAACGGCTTTGGATTCTTACTTTGACTCTACGCTGTAATGAGTAGGCGCAGAGTTATGATGTTGTTATTCGGTAGTGGTATACCGAATTTACTCGCAACTTTACAAGCGAGAGCAACATATTACGAAAACCAAACCTGTACCACAGCAATTTTAGATAAAATAGAAAAAATACAATAATATGGCAAATTTACTTGATCGTGCGAGTGTTGTGCTAACTCCGACCGCCTACAATAACGGCGAGGCACTATGTATAAAACCAGACGACGGGAGCGGAGATTTTGATTTTAGCAGAAATTCAGCAGCCACGCGCGTAAATGCTCAAGGTCTAGTTGAAAACGTACAGATACTATCGAGTAATTTGGTGCAGAATGGCGACTTTTCAGAGGAGGGAGTACAAGAGGTTTCTAATGGTAGTTTTTCTCAAGAGAGTGCGGAGCTTGTTATAAATGGCTCGTTTGATACAGATACGGATTGGGTGCATAGGACATCAAATAGTGTTATTTCAAATGGAACTTTAAGTTGGAGTGGTACGCAGACACTAGCAGACGATGTTTACCAGCAAAAAACAGGATATGTTGGTAAACTTGTTAAAATGACTATAAATATTAGCTCTTATACGCAAGGCTCTGTATTTTTAAGAGCTGGTTCGAGCCAATCACCTACAAGTCATTCAAGTGTAGGAACTTTTACCGAAATATTAGAATGGGTAGGAAATGATTATATTTATGTAAAAGCAAGTAGTGATTTCATAGGCTCAATAGAAAGCGTTTCAGTGCGTGAGGTCGGTCAAGATTGGGTATTGTCGGGCGGTGTTTCTATAGGAAGTGATAAAGCTATTTTTAATGCTACATCTCAAACTTTATTATATCAAAATATTAGTGGTACAACACAAGGCACAACATATAAGGTAACCTATACAATATCTGAATATATATCTGGAAGTATATTTTTTGGGTTTGGTAATGGGATTACAAGTCCTCAAGGAACTATAAGAAATTCCGATGGTACATATACAGAATATATAACAAAAAGTGACGCTAATATATCTGGTGGTTTTAGAACAAGTGCATTCATAGGCTCTATTACAAACATATCGGTTAAAGAGGTGGGTATGAATTGGGATTTGGGTAGTTTTACAAGCATAGGCAACAACGTTGCTAATATTGTAAATTCTACTGGAGAATTATCTTTGCAACAAAATATAGGTGTTTCTCAAAAAACAATAAAATTAACTTACACTATAAGTAACTATGCGTCTGGTGCTATTAGACCACAATACGGGGCGGTTAATGGTTTAACCCGTTCTGCAAATGGAACTTACACAGAAATAATTACGGGAATAAGTGGTTCTTCAAATTTAGCTATTTTTAGCGTTACTACAAATACCACCGCTACAATAACAAACATTTCAGTAATAGAAATAACTTCGGATACTAACCTACCGAGAATTTCGTATGAAAACTTCAGTTATCAAGATGCTTTAGGAAGTGAGGAAGTT